ACCTACCGCGCCAAGAAGTGTTTCCCCTTCACGATCATAAATAGGGAACACTGCTCGTGTTTCTTGAACATCGAACCACAAAGTTTTCTGGATGTTGTATTGAGTAGCATAGGCATCCAAGACTGGGGAGGGTATCTTTATGATATGCTCTGGCATGGTAAATTTTTGTACAGGTACATCAGCCACCCGGTCTGTGGGGGGTAGGGATAAACGTGTACGAATATCTTGACTATTCATGTAAGCCATTGATTTACCTGAACAATTACAAGATGCTTTGTAGCAGTTCCACATAAATCTCCCGTCTCTTTTACTGAGAGTAAACGTATTGTAACCGCCACACTCTGGGCAGTTCATGCGTTCAGTATCTCCCTCAGCCAAAGTTGAGGATTCCAAAAGTTCTGAAATTGACATCTTTGGGATTTCCTTTTTTTAATACGTGTGAGGGAGGTTACTCCTTAAAAAAATTTAATGCAACCCCTTGTCAGTTGCAAATTTTGATGTTAGGTTTCGGTTCAGGCGGTACTGATAAGTATCTTTTTAGATAAATACTTATATATAAAATATTACTTAAAGTAAATCACTTTAAAGTACAAAAGTGTTGACAAATCTTTCTTAGATTGAAAGTATGTGCTTTCGTTAACTAACGGGAGAAACGAAAATGAGTAAGCAAAAATTATCTGATACCCAATTGTTGAACTTTATCCAGAACTATAAAGTAGATATTAAATTGAGTGATTTAGAACCTCATCCTGTTCACGCAAATAAATTTGAAATCAAGTTTATTGCAAGTACCGGGATCACTACATGTATGGCAACTAATGTCAGGACGGCTCTCTCGGATCTGTACGAACTAATTAACGGGATTCCGGAGATCGACGAATGATCGCTGGATTTCTGTATTTAATGTGGCCGATACTTAAAAGGATTTTATTTATTTATCTAATTCTTTTGTTATTGTAATTATTTCCC